TCATAAATGATGACGAAGTTATTGCTACTATTTTAGAACCAGATGATGTTAAACATATTTAGGAGAGAGTCATGAGTGAAGAAACTGAAATCAAGCAAGCAGGTGATGAGGAAGAACCAGTTGTTATTGAAGTAGAAGAGGCTGAGAGCGAGGCCCCGGAAGAAAAGGTTGCTGCGGAAGAACCGGAAGCCCAAAAAGAGGCTCCTGACGATGAGCTTGAGTCATATGGTGAAAAAGTTCAGCTTCGAATTAAGAAACAAACGGCTAAATATCACCAAGAAAAACGAGAAAAAGAAGAAGCACAGAGATTTGCTGAAAAGTTGTTGCAGGAAAACAACAACCTAAAGGCACACAACAAACAGCTAGATAGTGGTTATTTAAATCAGTATGGAGCTAAAGTTGATGCTCAGTTGCAAACAGCTAGACAGGCTTATAAGGAAGCTTATGAGTCCGGTGATTCAGATGCTGTAGTTAAAGCACAAGAATATCTATCTCGTGCGACTATAGATTCTGACAGGTATAATGTTGCAAAACAACGTGCTGACCAGAGGTTATCTGTAGAGCAAGCGCAACCTGAACAGGGAAGACAGGCTGTTGCACCGCAACAAGCGGCACCTCCTCCTCCTCGACAAGAGGATCCTAAAGCTAGAGATTGGGCAGAAAAGAATACTTGGTTCGGTCAGGATGAAGTTATGACTTACGCTGCATTTGGCATTCATCGTAAGATGGTAGAGGAAGAAGGGTTTGACCCGCTGTCAAATGAGTACTATACTGAAGTAGATCGCAGATTATTGTCGGAGTTTCCGGCAAAACTAGGCGTTAAGAAAACGGGAGGAAGCACCCAGGTCGCACCCGCTGGATCTTCCGCTTCCCGCAATATAAAAAAGGGGCGCAGGACCGTGACGCTAACTCCATCGCAAGTTGCTATGGCAAAAAGGCTAAATGTACCTATTTCGGAATATGCAAAGTATGTGAAGGATTAAAAACATGGCAGATGCAAGAACCGCAAGAACAGACGAAACGCGAGAAAAAGAAACGCGCAGAAAACCCTGGGCACCGCCCAGTCGCCTAGATGCCCCCGCACCTCCAGAAGGTTTTGTGCATCGTTGGATACGAACAGCTATGCGAGGAGAGGATGATCAAAGTAATGTTCATGCTAAACTTCGTGAAGGGTGGGAACCCGTCCGTGCTGATGAATATCCAGGCACCCAGTATAACACTATCGAAGATGGTAAATTTATGGGTGTAATCGGGAATGGTGGCTTGATGTTGTGTCGAATACCAATCGAAACGGCCAATGAGAGAAACGAGTATTACGGGACCCGTACCCGCGAAGCAATGGCGGCAGTCGATCAAGATCTAATGAAGGAACAAAATCCTTTGATGCCTATTCATCAGAGTAGGCAAAGTCGTGTAACCTTCGGGCGGGGAAAACCCCCTTCTGATAATTAATGAGGTGCTATAATGGCAAATGTTAATGTAGCCTATGGTCTGAAACCCATAGGAAAACTTGGTCAAGCGACCAATTCTACTGGTATGACAGAGTATCGTATAGCCGTTGCAAACACTAATCCAATATTCCAAGGCATGCCGGTTATACCGTTAGCTGCGGGAGTTATTGACGATCTACAAGCTGCGGCTGGTGGTACCGTCTCTATTCTTGGTGTTTTTGGCGGATGTGAGTATACATCTTCAAGTACTGGTAAAGTAGTATGGTCGAATTACTGGCCTGGCTCTGGCGCGGATACTGCGTATCCTGTCAAAGCTTTCGTGTATGATGATCCAAACCAACTGTTCTCTGTTGCTACATCAAATGTAGTTGCTGGAGCAGATACTGAAGCAGAAGTCCGCACAGCGGTTTTTGCTAATATTGCTCTTGCAACAGGTAACAGCGGTTCTACTACCACTGGTATGTCTTCTGCAACAGCGGATCTAAATACAATCGCAACCACCAACACTTTGGCGTTAAGAGTTATGGGTATCGTAGAAGATCCCGATAATGCTGACTTCACTGTCGCTGGTATCCCTTTAATCGTTAGAATCAATAACCACTTCAATGCGCCAACTGGCTCCATTGCGGCGGGTACTGTTTCAACAACTGGCGTATAGGAGACTAGAAAATGGCTATATCACGCGCACAACTAGCGAAAGAGCTAGAGCCTGGTCTTAATGCCCTATTTGGCATGGAGTACGACAGGTACGAAAACCAGCACTCGGAAATATACACTACTGAGTCTTCAGACAGAGCGTTTGAGGAAGAAGTTATGCTATCCGGGTTTGGAGCTGCTCCGAATAAATCGGAAGGTTCCGCTGTAAACTTCGATGATGCTGGCGAAGCATATACTGCTCGCTACAACAACGAAACCATCGCATTGGCATTCTCAATCACGGAAGAAGCTATCGAGGACAATCTCTATGATCGTCTCGGAAGCCGATACACCCGTGCTCTTGCGAGATCAATGGCTCACACGAAGCAGGTTAAAGCTGCCGCTATTTTGAACAATGCGTTCACTGGTGGTACTTCTGCTGGAGGCGATGGAGTTGCACTTTGTTCAACTGCACACCCTCTTACAAACGGTGGGACACTGGCAAATACTCCAGCGACTGCATCTGATCTAAACGAAACTTCTTTGGAAGATGCGTTAATCAGTGTTGCTGGATATGTCGATGAGCGTGGACTAAAAGTTGCACTTCGCGGTATGAAACTTCTTCTACCACGGCAACTTCAGTTCATTGCAGAGCGTATCATGGTATCTAATCTTCGGGTTGGCACTGCGGATAACGACATTAACGCAATCAAATCAATGGGAATGGTTCCTGAAGGCTATGCCGTCAATGACTTCCTAACTGATCCAGATGCGTGGTTCGTTAAAACAGATGCTCCTCGTGGATTTATTCACTTTGAGAGAACTCCTATGGCGACGAACATGGAAGCTGACTTCGACACAGGCAACATGCGATACAAGGCTCGGGAGCGTTACAGCTTCGGATTCTCGGATCCACGTTGTGTATTCGGTTCGCCAGGAGCGTAATCGGAACTAATGAAAAATAGAGAGGGCGGCTATTTAGTCGCCCTTTTTCGTTTAAAAAGGAGAGTAAAATGAAAATTGTAAATTGGATTACTGGTCGCCTGTCTGAACCATCGAGTTATGCTGCGATAGGTGTAGGAGTTATAGGTATCGGCATGATAGCGGGTGTGGGTGAACTATTGTTCATCGGTGTTGCATGTGCTGTCCTAGGACTTATTCTTGCAGAAGAAGCTAAAAAATAGGGGGAGGGTCAAGTATTAACGCTTGACCCTTTCTTTTTCTTTTCAACTGGTGTATTCTACACCCACCTTGACAGTCGCATTGGGTGACTGACATTTGCCACGACAAGGAGATTAACATGGCTAATACAACTTTTAACGGCCCAGTCCGTTCAGAAAACGGATTTCAAGATATTTCTATTGACGCTACAACTGGAACCGTAACTACGGACTCAACCTATGCTACTGACGCAACTATTGGCGGCTCGGCTAAAGTAACGGACGGTATTTCTAACAAAACGGGTGTAGTTGCAGCAACGGGAACCATTCTACAAATGGCGAACGGTTTTTCAGCAGCTCTTGTAAAAAACACTCACTATCTTACGCCGGCAGATGGTAACGCGATTACAGCAACGCTACCAGCTCAAGCAGATTCTGACGAAGGCGACTCAATTATTGTTGATTACAACGTGCTTGCGTCTAACGGACAGACTATGAAGTTTGGTACTGCGGGTGAGTTCTTTGCGGTAAATTCTGTGATATACAAAAACACTACTGTACTAGCAAATGTTAACGCAGTGTTAGTAGCAAATGGCACTAGCCATGATTTCCTTAATGCAGTTGGTCTAACCAACGCGGGCCCGGGAATTGGAAGCCGCATAATATTTACTTATAGTGGAGCTGCGTGGAGAGCGGAAGCGCGTCTCGCGTCTTCAGGTACTGCTGCTGCGGCGGGTACTTCGGTCTTTGCCACTAGTTAATTAATCTGGCGGGGGTAACTCCCCGCCTACACTTTAAAGGAGAATATTATGGCCTGTCTCTTATACACATCTCCGAGCCCACGAGACGGACTCCTATCTCGTATGCCGTCTTC